TCGGCTGCGAATTCGTATGGGAGCACGCCGAGGGCGCTATCACGTCTTAAGTGATTTAAAAACCCAGTAAACGTGGGCGAGGGCCGGTTCGACTGGAAGCTGTCCAGGGATTCATCGGGTTTGAGCGCGACCAATTTCCCGCCGATAATCTTCTGGAGCTGGGCGGCATCGCTCGCCTGCGGTTGATTGGCTTGTGCGCCGATGGAAAAGTCCCCGGTGTCCTCGACTTCTCCACGGGCGGTTTTGAGGATCCGCGCCACGTCGGCGTTGTCCTTCACCGCATGTTTTTCGAGCGCGAGGAGTTCCATCTCGTCGATCATGTGATTGATCGAATGCTGGATCGTCGGCGCATTGCGCACCGCACTCACCGACTCAGGCTCGAAAACATGGAGCATCGAAGCAGCCGGGATGTCGCGGGGGCCGGAATCTTCAATCAGGCGGTAGAACGACGGAGAGCCATCGGATGCGAGCCCGACTCCATCACAGGTTTCCGTTGAATCGTCGCCGATCCGGTGGGTTTCGATGAGCTGGATTCGTGCGAATCCGCTGCGGTCGCGGGTTTTCAGGACGAAGAACTCGCCGTCCACGTCCATCCCCCGGCAGACGAGCGACTGGCATTCCTCGAATGAAAACCGGTTCGTCACCTCGCACTGAGCCGACCACCTGCGGAAGATTTCCTCGGCGCGGCGGTTCCATTCCGGATCTGCCGACTGCGCTTGAGGACGGATCCCGTCGCCCGTGGAGTAGATCGCCATGTTGGAGACCATCTCGCGCACGAACCCGGAATTTCGATGGAGGTAGCGGGATCTACGGACAAGTTCCGTCCTGACGCCGGGGGAGAGATCGAGTTTGGCATCGCGGGGAGCGGAACCGGGAACACGGCCACGGGAGGGCGACCAATTTGCCGCATCGTAGGGAGACGCCCAAGCTTTCGGCAGGAATGCGGCCGGGACAACGAACCGGGCGAGTTTTGGGATCAGATTCATCGCGGGATATAGTCAACGGTGGATTGGCCGACACGCCGCCCGCGCCCGTAGTCCTCGGGAGCCAGTTTGCGAAGGGCATCTTGGCAGGCCGCGATCACGACATGGATTTCGTCCAACCGGCGCTTGGTCACCGCCGAACCGGAATCCGTCCACGAGGCGAGCGTCTTTTCCAACTCCGCCTTGTGGATCGCGAAGATTTTCTCCACCTCCTTGCGAGTGAACCCGATGGAATAGTCGATAGCGGCCATGCCGGACGGCGGGTGTCAACGGATGATCCGGATGAACGAGCGAACCAGAGAGGCAGCGCGGCGCTTGCGCCAAACGCCATCACCCGTGTTGCTGTCGCGCTGTCCGCTGCCGTTCGTATTGCCCTCGATGCATTCGATCGACTCCGGTGAAATCTGGTCTTTGACGATGATACCAATGTGGGAGAAGTCAAAAACGACAATGTCACCGGCTTTTGCGAGCGACTTCTTGTTCAGGACCATCAGCCCCTTCTCCTTCGCCCACCGCTCGAAGTCGAACGCGCCTGCTGTTTGTGGCCGCCACTTTTCGGCCTCTTTGTTGTTACGTAACGACAATTTCGCCAAAACTTCCGGCGATTTGAGCCATTCGCGCAGGATCCAGCAGATGAACGCCGCGCACCACGGCCAGGGGGCAGGCTTGAGCCAGGTGGCGGATTGGTATTCGACGATGCGGGGGCCGCGGTTGTTGCCGCCTACTTCGTGTGTGCCCACCTCGTGGGTGGCGATTTCCAGGAGTCGTTTGATCGGGTCCATGAACCCGAGGCGGCGTCAACCGGATGAAACACGATTGCAGAGAGAACTCGCGTTCAGATATGCTGAGCCATGGCTGTGAATACCCCGCCCAGTGATCATAAAACGTCCGTGCTTGATGAGTCCGACGAGATCGAGCTCGCCTCAGCTCCAGCACTAACGGCTGAACAGGAAATCATTGTCGATCTGCATTCCGTCATCAACCTGATCGGAGTGCTTCATGGCTGCCTCGAGCTTCTGCAGGCGGAAATGGTGGAGGGCCTTGAGAATGCGAAATTGCGGGTCTATCAGCTCTCGCAAGACATTAAGTCCGCTGCGGCACAGGGCAGACCCTTTCAACTGGAAAGCACATTCCCGACATTCCTTGCGGCCGAGATTGAATGCGCCCTTCAAGCCAATCCCGCTATTGCTGAAAGCGAGGATGTCATTGAGCTTCGCGAAACCATTGCCACGGTTTTGGAAGTCTTCAATGTGCGTCTTGGCGAACTCCAGGCGAGGTTATCCCACCCGAGGGCATGGGTTCGATTCTCAACCGCGCAACTCGCCGCATCCATCCAACAGGTTTTGGCAGCCATCGAGCAGAACTCACGCGGTCGTTATCGGATTGTCAAAAATATCGCGGAGCAAACCCCGCGCGATTACCAGGTCGATCTAGATATCGCCAGCACCAGCGGAGATGAGTTTTTTATGCCGCCGGTTTTGCAGGACGTTCTTCGTGACCTCATTGCCAATGCCCGGAAATACACGCCGCCGGGCGGAAGGATCAGCGCGGGCTTGCACTCGTCGGAGGATGGTGTGCGCTTGGTCGTCGAGGACAACGGAGTGGGCATTCCGCGCGACGAATTGCAAAAAGTCGTCGATTTCGGGTATCGGGCGAGCAATGTCTTGGAGAAACGGACCATGGGGGGCGGCTTCGGGCTTACAAAGGCGCTTTGGGTGGCAAAAAACTTTGGCGGCCGTATGTGGGTTCGCTCGCGCCTTGGGGTTGGGACCCGTGTGACATTGTTCATCCCCTCACAGGCAGGCAAAGCGGCTGCATAAGCGGCGCATTCACTCCTCAACGACTGGATCTGCGGGGGAAAACTCCCGGCCGACCAGCTTGAGCATGACGACCGCCACGACCTGCATGGCCTCGCAGTCCCAGAGATGGTTTGGGCGCGATCCGATCTGTTTCCAGAGCCACTTACCTCCGTCCTTGACCCGGTGTTCACTTTCCATCTGGGCGAGGTAGTCGTCGTCGATGTCGTCGGGCACTTCCCATGTCGCGCCTTTCTCCGGGCGTTGGTTGCGCCGGAGTCGGGCGAGGATGTCTTTGCAGTTGAGGTTCGACCAGTAGAAGACCGAGCAGCTTTTGTTGTGGCCGAGGACCACCTTCCGGCGGGGCGAGTAAAACCGGTGGACGGATTTTCCATCGCGGCCCCGGTGGACGAATGTCGGTCGCCGGTCGCCGATGAGGGCCGTCCATCCGTATTCCGAACACTGGCGATAGACTTCGTAGGCGGCGTGGCCGGCATCGAGGAACACGAGGTTCGGGTGGACCGTAAACCTTTCCTGCAATGTGCGGATGTCCTCAAACGTGAGGATTCTCTCGTTCCAGAGGAGCCGGGAGGAACCGTTGGCGCTCCAGGCCCGGACCACGGCAAACAGGTGGTCCATCTGCACGTCCACGGTGAGAACGCGCAGAGGAGCGGAAATTGCGGCCGGGTCATACGGGCCGGGGATGATGTGGCCGGTTTTGTCGAATGCCGCCTCCTCATCCCATAGCTCGCCCTTCCGGTAGCCAGTGCGTTCGATTTCCAGCTTGTAGTCCTCGCTGGTTTCCCGCCACGGGATCGCGAGCCGCTTCTGGTAAAATTGCTGGAGGAGGGAAAAATCGCCCTGCCGGGAAACCGCCTTCGCCCGCAGGTAAAGCTCTGCGAGCCGTCCCCAACTCATCGCGCAAAGGGAATTCCAGTGGAACCCGGCGTTCTCGGGCGAGGCGTGCGGGTTTTGCGGAACGAATTGGCCGGTCGCATTCAGCTCTCGCCGAACCCTGTCGGTATCCTCGAAGTAGTGGTTGCAGCCATCGCAGCGCAAAGAGGCGCTCTGGCGCACTTCACCGTAATCCCATTCGTAGTCGTCCCGGCGGGCGGATTTGCTCCATTCGACATTCTCCCACTTGAACGGTTGGCGGGTGCCGCACTTCGGGCAGGCGAATGTCCATTCCCGTTGGTCGGTCGTCTCGAACTTCCGGGACGTGTCGTCGCCTTCCTCCCCGGCCTGGCTCATGAACAGGCATTTGCCCAACCAGCCGAACGCGGTGACGCGCGCCTCTGCCTCTGCCATGTGGCCGGGCGGGTACCGCCAGCATTCATCGGCAATGAGATAGCGGATCGACCGACGCTGGAGGTTCGTTTTGTTGTGAGCCCCGAGGATCCAGAGCGTCATGCCGTTGGAAAATTGGATCGCGGCGGTTTTCTTTTTGTGCCGATCACGGGGGTAGAGCGCACGCACCGGAGCGCATTCGTCGAAGAGCTTCTGGAGGCGGGATTCGCTTTGGTCGCGAGCATCCTCGTCAGTCTGATCAAGCCAGAGTGCGGGACCGGGAAGGTTCGCGATGATGTAGGAGATGCCGACCTCGCCAACGCTCGTCTTTCCGCATTGGATCGCGGCGATGATCGAAACGATGCGGACGCTTGGATCCACCAATGCCTCAAGCGGTTCGCGCAGCCAGGGCGAATGGTCGGAGCGGAATCGACCCGGGACCGGTGAATACGGGATCGAGGCGATGTGTTCCTCCGCCCATGCCCACGGGGGACGGCGATCCGGCGGCCGCCAGACATCCCGCCAGATATTATCCAGCTTGTTCGCCGTCATGGAGGATTGCCGCGAATTCATCCACGGCGATGGAAAGTTCTTTGCGGATCGCGATCGCATCGAGGCCGGAAAGGATCGGCGGGATTTCCTGTTCGAGCCGCTTGCGCAGGAGCGCCACTGCCTGCCCGACGTGGTAGGCCCACCGGGTCTTCACATCATCGAGTAGCACGTATTCGCCCTGCTTCACCTGGAGCCGGAACTCGCGCTCCATCACCTCGGCCAGCAACTTCCGCGCTTTGAGGGAAGATTCGACATCCGAAACGTCCTCTTCGTTTTTGAGCCCGCGCTGTTTGACGAACTCCCGCCATGCCGCCACTTCATGCGTGCCGTTGGCATTCGCCTCCGGTGCGCCTTCGAGTTTCCGCCAAGCATGGATCGCCTGACGCGTCACCCCGAGTGCCTCGGCCAGTTCGTTGTAGTTGGCCGCGAGCGTGATCCCGCTCGCCACCGACCCGGCGGCCATTGCCTGGAGCATGTTGCGCTCGGAACGCGTGAGCTTTCCTCCTCCCTGAACCCGCTGGATCAGGTTGGAGAAATCACGGGTGAGAAGTTTACGCGCTACCTCGGGCGGAATCGGTTCCATCCACGGGGGATGGAGTCAACGCACTATCGCTGGGTTAGTGCCAACTTGAGCGCGATCCCGACAAACACGACTCCCGCAAACCGGTTAAGCCTTCTCTCCATGCACGCAGATCGTCGGAGCCATCGATTGACCCGCTCTGCCAAGCAAGCGATGCAGCCAAAGACGAGCAATGCCGCCAGCATAAAGATTCCTCCGAGCATAAAGATCTGAACAAAAATGGAGCCGCGTGCGGGATCGGCAAACTGGGGAAGAAAGGCGAGGAAGAATATGGATACCTTCGGATTGGTGACGTTCATGATGATCCCCCGTCGATAAAGCATCGCGTGAGACGGCCTGCTTCCGCCCTGAGAGGATTCGCTGGCGTTGGCGGCATGGAATGCCTGCCAGGCAAGGTAGATGAGGTAGGCCGCTCCAGCATATTTGAGCACTGCGAAGGCCACCGACGATGCCTGAATGATCGCAGCGACGCCAAACGCAACCGCCGTAGTGTGAACAATGAGGCCGGAACACAGTCCCAGCGTGATCCAAAGCCCGGCGGTCCTGCCGTAAATGACTGACTGCGCCAGCACGAAAATATTGTCAGGGCCTGGGGCCAGAGCCAGAAGCATGGATGCGGCAAAGAAGGAAACGACTGTCTGGGTAGCCAGCATTCAGTTTAGGCGCCTTGAAATCACCTGCAGGATTGCCTTGAGCCCATAGCCGTTGGGCATGTTACGGGCGATTTCCCAGTTCTGGAGAGTGCGGATGGAAATCCCGAGATGATCGGCGGCGCCCTGCTGGGTGAAACCATTTTTCGCCCGCCAGCGCTGGATCGTCCGTTGGAATTCCTTCCGCGTCATGGCGGCGATCCTACGCGAGACACGCACATGGCTGTCAAGCGGTTGACAGCGTTGGCGAGGCTGTGACCGTCCACTGCTCCCATAACCAGCTCGTTGATCCCCGGAAACTCAAACCGAACCCGGTCAACCCGAACCGCCACAGCGCCCACCAGATCCAACTCCTTGCCGCAATCATCCAGGAACAGGGGTGGAGGTCGCCAATCACGGTGAGCAAACGCAGCGGATTGATCGTCCGCGGGCACGGCCGTCTCGAAGCTGCCCTGCTCATCGGTTGCGAAACTGTGCCGGTGGACATCCAGGATTACGAGTCCGAGGCGGCGGAACTGGCCGATCTGCTCGCCGACAACCGGCTTTCTGAACTGGCCGAACTCGACGAGGACGATCTCAAGCGGGTCGTGGATAAATTGAGAGAGAGCGATCCCACGTTCGACATCGAACTCACCGGCTTCATGCAAGACGAGATCGACAAACTTTTCGCCGAGGCAGATCCCGCCGAAGACCTCGAAACGATCCCGCGCATGGAATGCCAGGCATTCGAGCACCACGACTACCTCGTGTTCATCTTCCATGATCTCCGGGACTGGATGCTCGCGCTCCAACTCATCGGCGTGAAGGAAGTGGATTATTCAATCACTCGCAAAACCAAGAAAATCGGCATCGGCCGCGTCCTCCATGGAAAAAGACTCATTGAACTCGCGCAAAAAGCGGCCAGTGCCGCCCCAGCTCCAACCGCAGGGTAGTGAAAGTGGTGTCACGGCGGACTCATACCCCGCAAATCCGGGTTCAACTCCCGGCCCTGCAACCATTCCTGCAACCATTGTGGAATTTCCCGAACTCCGTCCGATTTCAATCCGTGTCGTGATCATGAGCCGCAGCCGTCAGCGTTCGATCACGACGCACCGACTGTTCCCGGCGGCCACTCTCGTTGTGCCGGAATCCGAAATCGCCAGCTACGCGCACATCCCGCTTGAGAAAGTCGGGATTCCCGATGCGATCAGCGGGGTGAGTGCCGTGCGGAATTGGATCGTCGCCCACTTCCCCGAGGAATGCCTCGTCATGATGGACGACGATATTTCCGCGGCCATGTGCATGGTCGCCCTGAAGGTCCGGAAGCTCTCGGTCGATGAAACCGCCGCCATGGTCGAAAACACGGCCCGATGCGCGTTCGGGGCCGGGGCGCGGCTTTTCGGCTGGCACCAGCGAAGCGACCCCCGTCTCCTCCAGCGCAATGATCCGTTTGGCGTGCATCACTGGATGGGTGGGGCGGTTGGAGTGATCGGAAAAGATGTGAAGTGGGACGAACTCCTCAAGTGCAAGTGCGACATCGACGCCACGCTCACCGAACTGATGATCAACCGCCTTGTCTGGAACGAAGCCCGTTTTTGCTTCGCCCAGGAGCGCGACAAAAACCTCGGGGGCAATTCCCTGTTCCGGTCGGAGGAACGCATCGCCGCCGAGAAGCGCTACCTCAAATCGAAGTGGAAGGCCCACATGCGGTTCGAGAAATACAAAAGCCAGGACCGGGTGGTCGTGGACGTTCACCGGCGGCAGTCGGTCCATCTGGACGTCTGAAAATGCGGCACCCTCAAAGCACCCCCGGAACTGCTACGGCCCCGCGCCTGCCCCGCGCTATCCTTTCTTCAATGAAGGAAATGGTGACAATCAGCGATGGACTCCAAGATTTCTCCGCGAGAGGAGGAAGGCATGGGAACATCACTATTCCGCCTTGGGCCACCTGATATGGAACTTCGCACGATCAGGAACTACAAATTCAGCGAAGTGAGCAGCGCGATGCAGAAATCAATCCGCCGCGCCGATACCCAGCTTGCCGGATACTGGGCACTGGAACTCTGGGCCAGCGGGTTCGGAAACTACGTGTGGAAGCGTCTCCTCACCGTGAGCGCTGAGGACTGCTGGGGCCTGATCACTGCGGAGGTCAAAGCGCTCCACGATTCCTACCTGATCGTGAACGACAACGTGCCGGCCCGGAAAGCCAAGGGCCGGATCTTCATTTCAAAAGCGGTGATCATCCTCTGCGCGGCCAAGAAAAGCCGGGACCCCGACCATCTGCAAAACCTCGTCTACGACCAGTTGAAGGGAGTGGATGCGGATGCGCTCGCCGACGATCTCCGCAAAGCGCCCGAATATGTGCCCATCCCCGACTACGCCTTTGACTGCCACACCCGCAAGGGCAAGGCATCAGGGGCGACCAAAGCGCAGTTCTTCTCAGCCGAGCATGCCGCCCTCAAGCCGTTTCAGCCGGGGCTCTTTGATGATTTGGTGGATAATGGTTAAAGTTCCGCGATCCTCGTTCGCAATGCTTTCATGATGGCTTCGGGAATAGTGTCACAAGGGATCGAATCGTATTTGCCCGGATTGGCTGCAATCAGGCGATCCGTGTAAACGTCCAGAATATGTTGCAGCCTCTCCTTTTCTGATCCTTCTTTCGGCTCAGGAATCGGCTGCTGCCCGAGCAAGACGAGCATGTCATTGAACGCCTCGTAATTCATACGGGCTGTGTATCAAAAAACAGCATGCTCGGAAGTCTCAAAACGGCCTGTTCAACTTTCGCGCCAACTTCGGGGAAACGCGAAAAATGGCTGATAAAAATGGTGTTCATTTGCGATGGACACTCGCGAAGGTTTTGCGAGAGGCCAAGGAGGATGAAAACAAACATCCACCAACGCACAGAATACGTCGGAACGTTCACCAAAGCCACGGGCGAGGCCCGCACGATGCGCTTTACCACTTCCGAGACCAACCTGCAGAAACGCGGTCTTATCACCGTCTATGACGTGGAAAACCGGGGCCTGCGCAAATTCAACCTGAGCACGCTCATTGGAAGGATCGCCGCTGTGGCCCCCGCCACCGGCCTTTCTTTTTGCCACTGAACTACGCGAGTCACGCACAAATGAAAGACACGCTTCAATTCATACTGGCCGGGAACGCGCTCTTCACAGTGGAGAACGCGGAAACGGGAAACCGGTTCACGTTCAAGGTCCGCAAGCCCGACGACGATAAGCCGCACTTTGTCTCCGTTCTCACCGGAGCCGACAATGAACATGACTATTCGTTCCTCGGCACGGTGTTCGACGGCAGCCGCTTCAGGCACGGCAGGAAATCGAGGATCGCGCCGACGGCCCCGAGCGCCAGGGCGTTCGAGTGGCTGCTGCGGAGATTGTCGTTACGCAACGACCTTCCCGACCAAGTGCGCGTCTGCCACTGCGGAAAATGCGGGCGGTGCGGCAAGACGTTGACTGTGCCCGAGTCCGTGGATTCGGGCTTTGGACCTGAGTGCATCAAACACCTGAAAGGATAATATGTGCAAAATCACCAAGCCGATGCTCGCCGGTAAATGCGAGCAACCCGAGGCCCTGCGGTTCCCGGTGCTGGCCACGCCAAAGTTGGACGGGATCCGCTGCCTGAAAATCGAAGGCCGGGCGCTGACCCGTTCCTACAAGCCGATCAGTAACCGGTTCGCCCGCGAGTGGATCGAGGCGAACCTGCCCGATGGAGTGGACGGGGAGTTGATGCTCCGTGGAGGCACGTTCAATGCCACCACGAGCGCAATCGGCCGGGAAAGCGGCGAGCCGGATTTCGTGTTCCACGTCTTTGATTATGTGAGCGACGGGACCCAAGTGCCGTATGCCTGCCGGATGCAGGAACTCGCCCGCCTGCCCGAGTGGGACCAAGTGGAGAAGGTGTTGCCGGTCGAGATCGCGGACGCCGCCCAACTCGCCGCCTACGAGGAAGAATGCCTCGCCGCCGGATACGAGGGCGTGATGGTGCGCGATCCGGCGGGGCCGTATAAATGCGGGCGTTCAACCGAGCGCGAGGGCTGGCTGCTCAAGATCAAGCGGTTTGAGGACGCGGAGGCCGTCGTGCTCGAACCCTACGAGGGCATGACCAACCAGAACGAAGCCGAGCGCGATGCCTTCGGGCGCACGAAGCGGAGCATGGCGCAGGCGGGCATGGTGGGCCGGGGCGAACTCGGCGGGTTCATCGTGCGGACGCTCGATACGGGCGTGGAATTCCGGCTCGGCTACAACCATGTGCTCGGCGGCATCGACCGCGTGAGCCTGTGGCTGCGGAAGGAGACGCTTGTTGGCAAGCTCGTGAAGTTCAAGCACCAGCCGAGCGGCGCGAAAGATGCGCCCCGGTTCCCGAAGTTCGTCGGGTTCCGCGAGGCTTGGGATCTGTGAGGATTTCGGAATCCACCTATACCACCCGCGGCTGCCGACTCTTTTGTGGGGGTCGCAGCAAACGGCCTCCTACGCCTGATAAACGCAATCTTGGCAGTCCGTGTGGACTATTCAACTTTCATGCCAATATGCTCATTATCAGTAAAATGGGCGTTAAATATGGCGTTCATTTCCGATGGACACAACGAGGCCGTCTGCGCGAGGCAAGGGTTGCAATCAGCAACCACTACCATGAGACCTCAAGACATCAAAGCCACGCAGATCCGCTTCGGAATTGAACTGGAAACTGCCATTCCCGCCGCGAGCGGGATCACGGTCGGTTCCTACCACGGGGGCAGTCCCGTCACCGGCGGACTTCGCCTCAATGAATCCACGCTCCTCGCCGCCCCGAGCTTCAACCGCTCCTACTGGAAAGCCGAACGCGACGGCTCGATCCGGTATCAAACCGGGGAACAGCCCTGCGAGTTTGTGTCGCCCATCCTCCACGGCGAGGACGGGGTGGCGAAGCTCTGCGACTTCGTTGGATGGATGGGCGGGATCGGAGCGCGAGTGAACGAATCCTGCGGATGCCATGTGACCGTGAGCGTGGACAGCGTGATCGGTTCCACGGATGTCCAGGCCCGAGCGGACTTTGCCCGTAAGCTCGCCCACATCGCCCAGTGGCACGCGCGCGCGATCTACGGTCAGACGGGGACCGGTCGCCATCTGAACCACTACAGCCACACGTTCGCCGCCGACGTTGCCACGCTCGTCAAGCAGATGCAGGAAGCCACGGATGTCAGGCGCAAGGAACAAGCGGCGGTGGCGTGCGGGCGCGGGTTTGTAAATTTCCGAAAGCTCATGTCGCACGGACTCGTTGAGTTCCGGGCCTTCGCCGGCACGGTCAACCTGCAAAAAGTCCAGCATCACGTGGGGACCGCCCTCGGGCTTTGCCGCCGCGCCCACGAAGTGCAATGCCTCGGTGGCTTCAACAAGAACAAGCTCCAGCAGGCCCGCACCCGCAGCGCGGTCGAGTCGGTGAAGTTCCTCTGGGATTACCTCGGGTGGACCGGGAGCAATCGCCCGGTTGCCCTCGGGCTCTTCGGCCGCCTGCACGACGACTTTGCCAACCACAGCCGCGAGGCCCTGCGCCTCTGCCGCCAATTCGACGGACGATATGCCGACGCGAATCTCTAATTTTTTGCGCTCATGGCTACGCGAGGCGCGTAGTCGGCGGCGCAGAAGCAACCAAACAACCAGAAAGGAAAATGTAGTATGTGCGTAATAATCGTGTGCCCGCCGAAAGTGCGGCCGGGCCTGAATACCCTGATGGCCTGCGCTGCCGCCAACCCGCATGGAGCGGGGGTGGCATGGCGGGCGAAGGGAGAAGTGCGGTGGACCAAGAACCTTGGTCCCATCGAAGTGCATCAACTGCTGCGCAAGCTCAAGGGGGAGGTCGTGATCCACTTCCGTTGGGCGAGCGTGGGAGGGG